CTTACTTCTGCAAATTATAAACAAAATATTGGTGACCCAAGAATACAAATAGGAGAAAAAATCCAACGTGTACTCACGGACCCCCAGTATATAATTTCTAGAGATGAATCTAATTTTTATTTTGGAGTAGATAGACCTAGAGAATTTATTGAAATGCATTTTTATGTGCCCAATACAGAAACTCTTGTGTACTCTGCAGCAATACCGTTTAATTCAGGTATATCAGAGGGAAGTGGGTCGTTTATAAAATTAACAGATGTAGACGAAACAGATAAGATGTTAAATTTTGAATTATTTTTGTGGAATCAAGACGGACAATTACCAATTAATATACAAGATAACTACCTTAGTGAATTACAGTCTGGATTTTATGATGTTGTTATAAACTTTTTTGCAGATGAAGTTGGAACATATGAAGATATTAATTGGAGAATAAAATCTGTATCTCCATCAAGAACAGAAATTGTGCTTCACGCCGCTCCAGAAACAGATGGGTCAGGAGTTGTAAATTTTGACGATAAAATTACTAGAGACTATGAACAGTTTACTACTAGTTCTATATATTTTAATGATTTTCGTGAAATTTTATTAGAAAATATAAATCCACAAGATGACGATACTTTAGATTCGATGTATCACGATGTAGAAGACAAACTAACACAGACTCAAACAGATTTTATAGAGAACAGTTATAGTTATAATGATTTTGAAAATGATGTCATACATATATTAAAAACTGTAGCGTATGATATAAGTGATTGGATGGCTACAGAAAAAAGTTCAAATCTCTCCGGCGGCGCCAGATACAGAATACAACAAGATAGATTTGAAAAACAATTGGATGAAATATTAGATTCGGTTGTGGGTGATCATGAAGTAAAGCTAAGGTTGAACGCATCAGGTCAAATTCCATTTATAATTAACGAGTGAAAAAATGCCAGTAAAATTTTATGCAACAGTTAATAATAACGACAAGATAACTACCTTACTAACTGAGCCTACTAAGTTTTCGAGAACGTATACTAACGGTCATCTTCCAACTGAAGACGGTGATGAAGACGTAATTCAACGATATCGTATTGAATTGGACAATGAACCTGACATAAAAATAAAATTTCCTGCTAAAACTAACGAAACCGGAGATGGCACACTATTCGAAATATTTTTTGAATCTCAAAATCAAGATGGCGATTGGGAAGAAATAAATAATACAGAAATAGATTACCGTGATTTTAGTAATGACAGATATAATTTCAGAATTCGTATAAACAAAAATGTATTACAATCTTTAGATGGAACTGTACAATCAAATAAGTTTTTAAGAAATTTTATACTAAACGGTTTATCAACTGGTCAATATGGATTTAGATTAAAAAATAGTGTATTGTCTTTTGAAAATATGTCTGTATCTAGAGTTACTTTAGAGGTGAATCTTTTAAAAGATGGTGAAGTAGTAGATTTTCCAGAAAAATCTAATAATTTATTTGGAGTACGAAAAAACCCTCTTGATGTTGGTGTATTTAGAACCCAACCTTTAGTAAAAGGATTTATTGATGACAACAGACCAAATACCTTTTTTATTGAATTTGAAAGAACTGGGTTTGGAAGTGATGTTGATGATGAATATGAAATATATTTTAAAAGTAGTCTTAATGGATTAGAGACTGATACTTCGTTGCCATTTAAATTAATTAGTGGGCAGTTTGTTGAGGAAAGACAAGAATATATGACCAGAATGACAGTCAATGGTCAACAAACATTTTCAGAAGATATAAATGTATTAGAAAATGGACAGATAGATATACCAGAGGTTGGAGTATTGGTATATAAATTCGACCCCTCCTCAGGCGACACCTTTGGTGCCAGTTTACGAGAAGATGAAATTTATGCATTCTATATAAATGCTTCGGGAGTTAATGTTAATATAGATGGTTTAACAATAGGTGGTCTAAAGCCTGACCCACAGAGTACAACCGGAACAAAAACGTTTGGTCCGTTCTCACCAAACATACCAGTAGAAATACGCGGGGAGATGGGTGTTGGTAACACCGGAAGATTAACATTGACTCATTATGCATATTTGAGTGATGAACTGGGAGAGCAATTGTTTGATGATTACGGAAACCCAGTATCTTCACAATTAGACACACAACAGACCGTGTTTAACTTACAAAAACAAACACCAACTGACCCACCACCAACTGACCCACCATTCAATCCAAGTCAACTATTTACATTAAATACAGCACAACCTCCTCGTGTGGTTGACATTATTGCTACCAGACCCATTCCTTTTTATCTTAATGATGATGGTCAACCTTTAGAAGCGGGAGAGTCTATACCTTTGGCCTTAAGAGTTAGAGAGGTATTGTTTGATGGTCCAGCTTCGGGCAGTATTAGTTTTGTTCTTGAGTTTGATGTAGATAACCCAACTGAAGGTGATTCAAAAGATACATATTTACAATACAGACAAGTTAATGGTTCCGACCAACCAAGTTGGTATACGATACCAAATGATGTTACTTCAATATATGAAGATGGAATAGACAATCCCAGTTCTCCTATTTTGTTAACCACAGAAAGAGTAAGTACAGGTGCAAATTTGGTTCGAATCGGTCTAACTCCATACACTACAACTTTACAAGATGTTTATGAATTTAGGTCAATATCAGTAACCAACCCAGATATAAAAACATTAGGTGATGATAGAATTACATTAATTGATTTGTCTCCAAGCGGTGACATCGACGAAACGTATATTAACCGAGCCTTTTAACCCAGAGTTTACATAATGCCACAACATCGTGACGAACAAAATGAAAATGGCGGCGATTTAGAAAGCGGCAGAAGAACTGGTACCGGAAATACTGGCACTGGAAATACTAGCGGCGGAAATACTAGCGGCGGAAATACTAGCGGCGGTGGTGGTCCTATAAGCACAACAATAAATGGTCAATCGGGAACCCTTGTATCTTTTGATTTTGAAATTACAGTAGAAGAACACGTAACTGTTCCTCTTAAGAGTATTTTAAAAGAATTAATTCTCACCAAATTCAGACCGGAATTCGATGACTATTACGATGATATGCGTGTTGCCAAAACATTACTCAATCTTCGTAATGATAGACAGGTTCCAATTTTAAATTGGAAATCTGTAGGTGAGGTTGAATATGATGAAGATGGAACAATTACAGGATATCCAGAAATTGCATTAAAATTATTAGAACCATTAGATACAACAGAGTATCCTATAGATACAAGTGCATTTATTTCTAGAGAAATGTTAAGTAGTGTATATGAAAAATTACACTTTTTGACTATTGAAGAATTACTGGTTCCACAATTAAGACCCGCTCAAAATGTTTCTATTGGCAATTTGTCTAGGGTAACCGCTACCTTAGAAGAACTCATTCCAAATATTGCTGGTGGTGAAGGAACCTTGCAAGGAATAAGCGAATATAGAAATTATGTGACAAATAATATATTAGAAAGTTTGTATAATAATAACTCAGGATTTGATATAAATGTAGACTATTCTAATTTTGAAAATTTTGTTACATTTGGGTCGGCACAAAAACGTTTGGATGTATTTAAAGCTAAATTAGAACAAATAGAGAATTATGTTTTAGACGCTCCAATATACATTGAAAATCTTAATATTTCTGCATCCGCTGCCGATACTGGAAGCTATGAAACAGTTTTTGGAACTCTTTCAATTGATTCGGTTGGTAGTGCTAGTTTAGAATTAACTGGTTCTTCTAATCTTTATGATGTTCTTTACAATGGCAATACTGTAGATGAAACGGCCATTAACAGTTCAATTAATACATCTATTAAGATACAAGAGTTGATGCGTAGTTTTGATGGATATGAAAAAGAATTGTGGTTTAGAACAGGACTAGAATATACTGCATCAAATGGTGAATACTATAATACAACACAATATCAAACAGATGACTACACCTATCCAAAAATATTAGGAATTCCATTAGCAACTACACATGATTCCTCATCTGCTTGGTACACATCAATGAGTGTGATTGCTACTGATTATGATAATGACAATCAAAATATACTAAGTAAAAATGTTCCAACGTATATTCAAGAAGATGAGTTCTCTGGTGATTTTGTAACCTTTACAGAAATGATTGGTCACCAGTTTGATAATGTAAAAACATATATTACAAACTTAGAAAATATATCTTCTAGATACCCCAAGGTTGACGAAGAAATTTCTGGTGATATGGCTAAGAAGGTTCTTGAGTCATTTGGAATTAGCGCTCCAAGTATTGCCAGTGTAGAAAAGCTGATAAATTATGTAACGGGTAATAATACAAATGACCCATACAAAGATATCGCTAATGAATATTATAAGAGATATTTACACGCACTACCATTCCTACTAAGAACTAAGGGAACAAAACAATCCGTTCATTCGTTGTTAAACGTATTTGGAATCAATCCAGATTTAATTACAATAAAAGAAAATATATCAGGCAGATACACAAGTTTAGAACCAAAGAAAGTAACTACAACTGAACAAGATTTTGTTTTAAATGTTCCAAGTGGTTCATATCTAGTTGTTCCATTTAGCTCAAGTTTGAGAGAACCACAAACAATACAATCTACTTTTGCTTTAATAGACGACAGAACACAACCTGTATTTAGATTTGATAATGATTACACAATTCAAGCAACATATCATCCAGACGGTTCTACAAATACCTACTATGCCAACACAGGTAGGATTGACCTTATGTCTGCATCGGTTGCATTGGTCACCAGTAGTTATTTTGATTTGTTTGACGCAAACTATGTCTCACTGCAATTAAAATATGATAGTGCTGGTGCTATACTTGACATTAGAAAAATAGAAAACGAGGACACAACCTTCACACAATCATTACAAGAAACTCAAATGAGTATGAGTGCTGATTGGTCGGGGTTAGAAGAACTGTATATCGGTATTCCCGCCGCTTCTGCTAGTGGTGCTGAATACACAAGTGCTTCTCTTGACGAGTTTAGAATGTGGGGAGACACAATAACAGAAGCTAAGTTTATTGAGTTTGCAGAAAACCCCGGTATGTATGCCGGTAATACTTATACATCTTCTCTAGAAGACTTATATGTTAGACTATCATTTAACTTACCAACGGATGTTAATACAACTGGTTCCATTCCAAATACAAGTCCTTATGTAAGTAAATCAGTTGCGTTAGATTTGACCAATATAACAGCCGGAGAGTTCCCAGTGGGAACTTCACCATTATATAATACATCAAGAATAATCAGATCTGTAACACAAAATTCTTATTTTGCATCAGATACTACAGATATGATTAGAATTGCACCCGATCCCCCAGCAACAATGTCATTAAGTAGCACAGACACAACGGTTGGTGTGTATGAAAAATTCCTGACTAGTAGTGTAGCTACAAACGAATTGGATATTTCTATATCACCTGTGGACGCAGTTGACAGAGAAATTATTCGTTCGTTTGGTAATATACAACTTGGTCAATATTTGGGTGACCCAAGAGATACAAATAGAGAAAGTTATTCTGGATTAGATGCATTAGAAACTGTATTTATTAGAGAATTAGCACCAACCATAAATCACAATGGTTTTGTTAGATTCTTTGATAAGTTCTTAAATAATTTCTATGAGTCAATAGAACAATTCTTGCCTGCTAGGTCAAAGTTGAGAAAAGGAATTGTTATTAGACCAAATATCTTGAATAGAACAAAGGTCAACAACAAAGAAAACATTAAGTTTAGTGGTGAAACGTCCAGAAGGTCATTAGATTTTGAACGTGATGCAGTATATTCATTTGATGTAAATCTAAATGCACTCTCAGGGAAACCAGCAGAAGAATTATTGTCTACAGAAATATATACAACATTTGGTAATAACGACTCTTCAATAACTTTAAATGATTGGTCCTCTACCATTGTTACAACTGATTATTCATCACTAACTGCTCAATATGACTTTTTAGAAAGTCAAATAAATGTTTTTGGTCAAAACGCGTTTATTTCTTCTGAAACATTAGGAAATACCAGTTCATTCGGTGCACTAGAGGGAATAATATTTAATAGGTCAACTGAAAATCTATCTGCAGAAATTGAATCTAGTTTAATTGGATACGGACCAAAATGTGATTTGTGGAGTATTCCAAATGGCAGATTTTCTGGACTAACTGCCGCTAATTCATATTTTACAAATGGCGCAGGTTTGTATTATGTTAATACTAATAGAACTGTTCCAAACTATACACAAGGTTCTATGACATTTGTTCAACAGGGTGGTGGTCCTAGAGATAGAGGAACTTGGACTAGTGGTGAAACATATATTAGGGGAGACATTGTTACTTATGAAGGAACAGAATATGCCTTCTACAAACAAACCGCAACAGAAACATTGTATTCTCCGGTCGAAGAACAAAATCTTTGGAGAGTCGTTCCACAAATACGACAAGTTTATCAAAAAGCTGTCAGGGCTATTTTAGTAACGGGTTCTTATCAAGAACCAGGCAAAACAAAATATCTTGGATTAAAACCGGGAGATACCAATTGGGGAGCCGACCCAGAATTTGTCACGGGTAGTTCTATCGAATATTATAAAGTTAGTGTGTTGACAGACTTAACAACTCCTTATGGAGTTGTCCCAATTGGATATAGAAATGAGTTCCCCGGTCATATACATTTTGAATTATGTAGGGACAAAACCTTTGGTGGTCTTAGAAGAACATATTTAGGAACAACAAATACTGTTAGTACAGCTATTCCCGGTCCATATGGATCTAATACTTTTCCATATGAAATATTTGAGAGTGAAACAAATACACTAACAGTCGGAACACCACAACCTTGTGCTGACTGTGATTAAAGTAGTAATACATAATACTTATATTAGAACAACTTAGGAGATTTGAGTATGGCATATTTAGATAATACCGTAATTACAGTTGACGCCGTTCTTACAAAACTAGGAAGAGAACGCTTAAGTCAAGGCCAATTTACAATTACCAAATGGGCGGTTTCTGACGATGAAATTGATTATAGTTTATACAATACTGCTCACCCATTGGGAACAGACTACTATTCAAATATTATTGAGAGTATGCCAGTTCTAGAAGCCATTCCAGATGAATCACAAGCACTTCGTTATAAATTAAGGTCTGGTACTACCAAAGACGTTACCTTACCGAAAATTTCTATTCAGGGTCAGGATCCTGACACCGGAAACTATACGATATCATCATTAAAATCGTTTGCAACAACCGCCGCTCGAGCCGAAGCCGAGTTGGCGGATTATGTTAGCGCTGAAATTCGTCCATCAACAGCCAACCTTGACGGCTCAGAAGATTATGTAATTACACTATTTAATGAAAACATTGCGACTTTGGTTGGTCTAGGTGGGGAGCCACTTGGGGTCGTAGCTTTTCCAACGTCCGTTGCAACACTGGAGTCTGTAGATACTTCAGTGGACGTAACTACGACCACATCAGGCCCTACTCCTGTTAGCACACTAAGAAACTACTCAACTACTCAGGTTAAAACACTAACGGCTGGTGCAGGTTTTGCAATAGAAGCAAAACTCGGTGTTAATAGCCAAACAACTACAAAAGTTAGAATAACTGGAGTTGAAACTGGTGTTACAAAAACCTTAACCATAACAATTAATCCAGCTTAATAAGAGGTAAATAAATATGCCACATGGAGATTCAATTTTTCACCCATTTAATGATGCTTCGGGTGATACCAACGATATAATAACCAGAGATGTAGAAGTAACAACGGGAATGTGGTCTGGAAATACAGGGTCACTGTCTAGTTTTTTTACATCAACAACACAATTGGGAAAAGCTGCCGCGAACTATTTTTTAGATGTATATGACAAAAATCCAGCATCTGACTCAACCGCAGAAGTTCAATATTCAATAGCATATGGTCACGCTTACGGTTCTGGTTCACCAACATTAGCTCAAAGTGATACATCTACTAGATCTACACAAGCTGTTTATTATCAATTTAAAAGTTTGTTATTAGATGATCCCGAAACCGCTTTATTCCAATTCAGTGGTTCAACCACTTCTGAAGACATTTATGCTATATCAATTGCTAGAGCTAGATATAGAAATATGGTTGACCCCGGTAATTTTGTTTTAACTCTATCTGGTTCTAATGGTAAATTTACGTTTATTGATGATAGTAACGCGACACTAGGAAATACATTAGAATCCGCTAGAAGTGGTAATACATTCAACATTGTTTCTGGTTCAATTTCTTCTGCTGGATCAACTATATACAGTACTACTGCTTCAAATGGTGAGTCATATGGAACATTATATCCACTCAAAGGAATTATGATTCTTAACCCAAGTGCTATTAGTGATACCGTTGGTTTTACTGATAGAGTAACAGGTGGGCCGGGAGATGTAACCGCTGGACAAGAAAATACAGGGTCAGCTACAGCATTTACTACCATTGCTGATACAATTGCTCCATTAGAACCATTTACGGGTTCATTAGTGGGTACTAGTGGTGTTTACTCAGACCAATTTAACTGGCACGGATTACATCGTGCTATAGTTCTCGGTGCAGACTTCCAAGCAAGGTCAGCCGAAATAATTTCTTCACAACATTTCTTTATTAGGTTAAGAAATACTGACGCAACGATTTCTAATAATCCAACGTGGATTAGTGAAAATGATACAGTTCAAATTGAAGAATTTGAATATGATCCAAAAACTTATATAACTACCGTTGGTTTATACAATACACAAAATGAATTATTGGCCGTATCTAAATTAAGTCGTCCATTAGAAAAATCACTGACAAAAGAAGCATTGATTCGTGTAAGGTTGGATTATTAGAGGAGTTTTAAATGACGGTCTTCAAGAAAATTGGCGGAGGCCACACTAAAGAACAAATATCAGTTAATACCCCTTTTACATTTGAATGGACTTCTGGTTCTAGTTTAATTGATGGGTTTAATATCAATTTAGCTATTGATCCAACTACTGTATATTCAAGTTATCCAACGTCAACTAATGATTTAGGACCACAAACCAATAGTGGTTCTTATGCATATCCTCTGTTTTATTCTGTTAAGAATTTATTTTTTGAAGTAGACATTTATGATTTCTATCCTTCTCAATCAATGTTTGTTTGGAACGTTGGTTCATTGTATTTTGGTGAAAGGATAGAAGAAGGTAGTTTTAGAATTGATATAAATGGTGATAGTGATTATATTCAAGATGATACTCAAGGTAATCTAAAACTAAATGGTTCTGGTGCTACAATTGGTAGAATATTTTATGAAAATGGACTAGCTTGTGTTCAACGAGATAGTGGTACTGTTGGCAATTTTATCTCTGGGTCTGGTATGGGAATACAAAATGGTGGTGTGGTTACAACCACTTTTAACTCCACCCTGACTATTTATGAACATACAGTAGTTTGTAAAATAGAACCAAGTGAATATAATTCAACATACAATCCAACCGCGTATGAAATTATTTCTGGTTCCACTCAAACATATAATGATTACATATATAGTGGGTCAGCTAATCCTTATATTACATCCATTGGATTATATAATGACCAAAATGAGTTACTTGCAACAGCCAAATTATCTGGTCCTTTAACAAGAACAAAATATACTGACCAAACTTTTATAATTAAGTTTGATGAATAGTGGAGAAATAAAATGTCAGATCTTTTAAATTTGTATGAAACTTCAACTGCCGACGGAGTTGATAAAGCAAGACTACAGGCCGAAGGTGATGCTTCTGTTGCGGTTAATCACTTTGATGTTAATAAAACATATTCAAGAGGATTTATTCCAAATCTCTTAGACAAAAAAGAGAGTGGTGAAGCTGCTACGGAGTTTAATGATGGTGTAATGAGAGGTCAATACGTTGTAGAATTAGAAAAAGTTGATTCTAGATACACAGAATACAACAGAGAAAATAAATACGTAGATAGAAATCCTAATTTGCCAGGCGTAGTCAACAAGTCAAAATAAATAAGTGAGGTTATATGAGGCCAAGTAGCGCAAAAGCCAAAGGTCGCCGGTTACAAAACCAAATACGCGAATTAATACTAGAAAATTTTCCACAATTACATCCAGACGATGTAAAGACTGCAATTATGGGCGAGTCGGGAGAGGACATTAAACTTTCCCCGGCCGCCCGTAATTTATTTCCATATTCGGTGGAAGCTAAGAATGTAGAAAAGCTCAACATCTGGTCAGCATTAGACCAAGCTGCCGAAAATTCTAGGGAAGATTCCAATCCCCTCTTGTTTTTCAAACGAAATCGTTCTAAATTATATGTAGCATTTGAAGCAGAACATTTGTTTGAGTTACTTGACAAATGTGGTGAATGATACTATATTCCATATATGGATAATATACTTTTTTCTTTAGAAGACATACTTGGAACATCAAGAAAGACCTCCAGTGATGAACGTCTGTTCCATTGTCCTTTTTGCTATCACCACAAACCAAAACTTTCCATTAACTTCGGTAAACGTTCGGGGTATTGGAAGTGCTGGGTTTGTGACGAGAGCGGAAAGAAAATCTCCTCATTGCTCTACAAGTTGGGGTATTCCAAAAAAGAAATCAAGTCTATCCTAGGCGACCTAGAATCGTCCTATAACCCCAAAGAAAACCCAGAGGAATACAAGGTCAAGATAACCCTGCCAAGGGAGTATAAACCCCTCTGGAGGGTCACGGAAAAGACATACGAGTATATGAACGCCATCCGGTTCCTCAAGTCTAGAGGCGTCACCACAGACGATATCTACCGATACCAGATTGGGTATTGTGACGACGGAAAATACAAGAATCGCATCATTATTCCATCGTTTGACAGGAATATGCAACTTAATTATTTTGTATCCAGAACATATTACGACGAGGGTATGAAATACAAGAACCCACCAGCGTCCAGAAACAATATTATCTTTGAAAATCTAATCAATTGGAGAATGCCTGTTGTTCTGGTAGAAGGAATGTTTGATGCAATCGCAGTTCGTAGAAATTGTGTTCCGTTGTTAGGAAAAGTTATGTCAGATAAGTTGAGACAGAGGTTGGTTGAACACAAACCACCAATGGTTTATGTAATGTTAGACCACGATGCACGGTCAGAAGCGTTATGGATTGAGAAATACTTGAAATCTGTTAATGTAAATGTTAAATTAGTAGTTCCAACCGGAAAAGACCCAAGTGATATGGGATTTGAAGAGTCTTGGGTCAACATTCAGAACGCAGTGAACAGCAGTTTCACTGATTTGGTCGGAACGAAATTAAAAATGGTATAATTTATGAAAAAACTATTCGTAGGATTTGATAAGCTAGAAAAAGTAGTTCATATGGCCGACATTCACATCCGTTTGTTCCAACGACACGGAGAATATAGAGACGCCTTTGATAAACTTTACAAAGAACTAAAGAAACTTGACCTGACCAATAGTGCAATCGTTGTTGCTGGTGATATCTTACACGCCAAGTTGGATATGTCACCAGAAATGATTGACCTAGCTTCAGATTTTCTAAAAAAGTTAGCACAAATCGCACCAACCATTATCTTTGATGGTAACCACGACTTAAATTTGTCAAATCCTCACCGAATGAATAGTCTTTACCCTATCGTAAAGAATATTGACCACTCAAACTTGTTCTATCTAACAGAAAGTGGTATCTACGAGATGGCTGACACACAATTCGCACTCTTTTCGGTCATTGGTGACCCCGAAGATTGGCCGGATGTGTCAACTATGACAGGAAAAACCAACATTGGTCTATATCACGGACCAGTTTATGGTGCAAAGACCGATACAAACTACACAATCAGTTCAAGGCACGTTGAGGTAAGTCGTTTTGACGGACTAGACATTGTAATGTTGGGTGACATTCACAAACACCAAGTATTGCAGACAAGAAACAAGACTTGGGACAAACCTGTTGTGGTTTATGCTAGTTCCCTTATCCAACAAAACCACGGCGAAACATTAGATGGTCACGGGTATGTTATATGGGATATTCCAAAGAGAAAGTTTGAGTTTGTGCAATTACAGAACGATACTGGTTATGTAACCTTTGATATTGACCAACAAGACCTAAATAAGTTCTCAGTTCCCGATAATTTACCGAAAAACCTTCGTCTTAGAATATTTTCTTCGGTTGAGAACACAAAATTG